GAGTGTGTCTACTGGGGTGTTGAACGCTTCGTTGTTCAGCATTGCGTTGGTTACGTGCTCTTGTATAGGCGCGCCGTTCCAACTAAATGGTGTGTTCCTGACTGGCCGCTTGCCCGGAACATCTAGACTTCTAGCACTCAGCTTAGCTAGTGGTATATCAGCACTTTCAGCCATATCACTTCACCGAGTGGTCGCTCTTACGTGGGAATGAGCGGTTGTCTGATGCACTCTTCACACGTAGGTTGCTGCGCACGGTCTTACCTCCTTTGGAGAGCGCTTGCTTGTGATCCACATCTTTGCCGTCGCCTTTGTGCACAAGCCCCTCCTTCTCCATGATGTCACGTGCTTTGTTGCGTGCAGCGCGCTTCTTCTTCACGACGGGGGTGCCGTCGTAGTTCTTGTATTCGTTCGCGTAGTTGCGATCGGCTTTGTTTTTGTACGGCATGTCTTACTCCTAATGGTTTCCGTTGAACTCACAGGTCGTCACCGGGCAGTGCTTGCGACACAGCCCTGACTGCGATGGATTCCACACACCACTGTCGTGGCACGCTTCGATCTTGGCAGTACGTTCTCGGTAACGCCACCACGCAGCTTCAGCTTGGTCGCGCTGCATCTGCATACGAAACATACTGTTCTTCACGATAAAAAGCAACGCCGAGTTCACCTTACGTATGTGGGGGAAGTGCACGAACACCATGATCGACATCAACACAAGCTGATCCCTGTCCGGGTACTTGTCATTACCTGTCTTGTAGTCCCCAACCCATGCCGTCAAGTTGTCGTCGTCTAGGATAAGTATGTCCGCAATGCCGCGAACCCATGCGTTGCGGTCTTTCCAATCACATACCTGTAAGTCTCTCGTCAGCGCCATCTCATACTCAGCCAGCTTACGCCCCGGCTTTCGCATCAACGAGTCGGCCACATCTTTGAACTGCGCAAACTCCGGTGGTATTTCTTTGCCGTCACGCACATACAACTCTAGCGCTTCGTGCACTTGGTTGCCGTAACGCGTTGCCTCAGTCTCCTGAAATGGGTGGTGCTTGAGCACCTTGACCTCGTGATACTGGCGCGGGCACGTCTCAAAATTTTTTAGAGACGTGTGGCTGAAACTAAAGTTTTTTTGCATACTTTCCTTTCGGTGTTGTAAGTGCCTTCTCGATGTCCCAACCACGTTGTAGACGTTGGTGTAGCGTATCTATGCGTAAGCCCACATCTCTCGCCCACGCAGACAGGTGCTTAGTTTTCCCAAAAGCTGTAAGCCACACCGTGTTGCGGCGATTAACCGCCTGCGCCTGCGCTGATGCCCACACGCAGTTTTCAGGGTAGTACCCCCTACTGTTGTCAAGGCGTTCTAAGGAACACCCATCCGCGCATGTGCCCATGTCTTTTACAAAAACAGAAACATCCCCCCATCGCTCGCACACTGTTATTCCGCGAGCGCCATAATATTTATAGGCAGGATGTTTCTCGTTTAAGCACCTATCCCGCATAGAAAACCACGCCGCATATTCCCGCGTAGCACTAAGACCGTGCTTCTTAACACTACAAGAACGACACTGCCTCGAACGCCCACGGTCAACATGCTGCGCCTCTCTCCAGGCAGAGGCTCCGCACGCACACATGCAAAAATACTCGCGGCGTGTGTGCCCCGATGGTTCCCGAACCATTCTAGACTCCAGTATAGTGAACGTCATTGTTGCCCTTGAGTGTGTTTTAAAAACAGCTTGAATGCGCACTGCATAGGTGTGTGGCGTTCTAGCAGCGTCACAGGATAGGTATTATTTGGCGCGCTCAGTAAATAGAGGCTACTGCCCACGGTGTGAATGTGACGTAGCCCCCACCCCGCAATCCGCATTAGCGCTTCCAAGCCGTCGTCATCTACTTCAATGTCGTTCATAACTTCGCCGACAGAATGGCTTCACTTAGACGACGCGAGAAGGCGGTAACGAACCGCTCATCGCGGTGCAGTTGGTTGCCCATGTCGTACAGGATGGCGTGTGTTAGTTCGTGCCAAAACGTGTCGTACTGCTCTTCTGGCGCTAGCTCTACGAGCTCGTACTTTCTCGGCGTGTGCATGAATGCAGCATCAGCCACCGTAATAAGCCCGCTGACGTAGTCACACGTACCCAACGGCGACTCGACCCTTGGTTTCGTACACATAATTTCGTACGTCGTGTCGCCTACCGTAATCTCTTTTGGAATAATCATTGATACCTCTCAGTTCTTCGCCGGTCCATATCTACGGTGTGCGCCGCCGTCAGCCGGCAGGGGAATCCCCGGCATATATGCCGGCGTTTTGGTCATCTGCGCCAGCACCCATTTCAATGCCTGGTCCTTCACCGCGTCAGGAGCAAGCGCCAAGAGTTCATCGTGCACCGTACCAACCACAGGCAGACGGCGACTCACCCGGAGCATGCCGTCCGTCATCACGACACGGGCTGTCCCTTGCGTAACGTTGTTGGCTAATTTTGAACCGTATATGCGCTTCTCGTCCGGACCGTACACCCACTGCGGGCGCCCTTGTTCGTCCTTCGTCTGGCGCAGGTTCGGGTAGAGCAAGCTCATCCCGCTGGGAAGAACAATTTCTTCCTTGCGAAACACCAAACACTTGTGCGTGTACTCTTCACCATCGGCCAGGGAACGCTGTATCAACTCACCCAACAGGTTCCAGAACGCTACAACGGGCCATGCCGTAGCGCGGTATTTATCTATGATCATCTTAGCAGCCACGCAGTGGATTAGCAACTCCGATGTCGTACAAGTGCGCGGTATCTCTTCGAGCTTTTTCAGGTTCTCACCCCAGGCTACAAACTTGTTTACGTAGTCCGAAGTGATGCCTAGTTGTTTTGCAAACGTCTTGTCGTAGCGCACAGGTGGAGCACCTAGAAAACCCGTAAGTAGCTGTGCCGAAAACCCAGGCCAAGACAAACCGTATCCGCACCCCAGTAAAGCGGACTTCGCACTTTGCCGGAGCAAAGGATCGTCGTTCTTGTTCAACCCCGGCAGATTGAACATCTGTGCGCCGAAGGATGCGTACGGGTCGCCACCCTGCTGGAAGATCAGCAGCATGTCTTCGTAGTCAGATAGCCACGCGAGTACCCGAGGTTCAATTTGCGAGAGATCCCCAACAACCAACGCGTATCCTTCCGGTGCCATGATAGCTTTGCGGAGGAATGAGCCTCTCTTGAGGTTCTGCATGTTGATTGCGGACCCTTTACTTGCCGTCCAACGCCCCGTCTGCGCACCATAGTAGTTGAGAGGGACTGGGAGAGATCCACGCAGGGAGATGTCGAGAAAGCGTTGTGCGCGTGTTCTTTCAGAAGTGGACTTAACCTTGAGTCTAGCCTCACATAGCGCAGATACATCTTCGTTGTCACTGTTGAGCAGCGCTTGGAATAGTGCGTCGCTCTTGGCAAGCGCTAGTGTTTCTTTCCCTGTTGTCTTGCTCTTCTTTTTCGGCGCAGGAACGCCGAGGGATTCCAAGATCCTTGCAAACTGCGGATTTGACGCAAGCGAAGCTTCGTCCACGCCGAGCCTCGACAACAACCCCTCACGGGTTGTACGCTCAACATCGATCGCCTCCTTCAGCATCTCCGCATCAAGCTCCAGCAACGGGTTGATGTACATACGCAGCGTCATGTCGATCAGCCGCAACTCCTTCTTGGGGTACTCGCCTTTGAGCAGGTTAGTCTCGGGGTCCAAGCCAACTAACAACTTACTGAAAATCTGCTCACACAAGAACACGTCGTGCTTGCAGTAATCGGCAAGCTCTACCTCCATCTGGGGCGTCAACTCCTGCACGCCGTCGGTTGAGTACACGGCTTTGCCTTTCGGCGGCAGACCAAACGCATCTGCCAGCTTCGCCAGACTGTTGCCGACTTCTACCCCGCGCAAGGCGCGAGCCATAGAGAGGCTGTCAAAAATAAAACACGGGACGATGCCGTAGCGCCAGGAGAGTATCGATACATCGAACTGCGCGTTGTGTGCAAGCACGGCTGTGCGCTCCCAGTCGTATTGAGCAAGGGCTGCGGCGAGATCTTCTCCGTTGTACCAGACGATCGGGTCGTCGCTGCCAAGCTCGTGAATACACGCCCCGAAGGCTTTGAATTTTGCATGCCGTATGTATTCCTCGGTAGTAAGTTTGGATAGTGTGTAGCCCTTGCTGTCCCAACGCGTCTCCATGTCTATCGTTATTACTTTTTCATATGGTTGTGGCATACGTTTTCCCTAATAAAAGCGATGAAATTGCGGACTGCGACATGTTAATGAGTCTTCCTATCGCTTCTTGCGACACACCGTCTGCATACAGCCTACGTATCAGTCGCACATCCGCCACAGTGATTTTTGAGTTCGCGTGCGGCGTCCCTTTCGGTTGCGCGCGGCGTTTTCGCGCATAGGCTTCGCGTTGATTCTCTGCATACGTTCCAACGCGCATGTGTGCCGGATTGCAGCATAGGGGGTTATCGCACTGATGCAGTATGAACCCGCTTCCCCTACGGTTTTTTGGCGCCTCCACCGAACATACCAACCCTGCTAAGAATGCTGCAAGTCTGTGCGCTGTTTGCACGCGTCCCTGATAGCGCACGGTTCCATACCCGGAGTTATTGCGCGCTCCGGTCCAGGGCCAACACGCGTCCTCCGTGCAGGTGTTGATGCGCGATAAGAAGCTCTCAGGTGTACTTTTAGCGGCCATAGTCGATATACCATAAAGTGAATCTACAGTGTAGCATGTACACGTACTGCGCGCTCAATTCAACATCTCCTTGGGTGGCATAGATCCTATGTGTTGCATCGTGATGATCTCGTGCGCTTCGCCGACGATCTTCGCCAAGTCCATGTCCGACGCGTTCAACGGGCAGAGCTTCATCATGCGCCCGTCCGTAACAATCAACGTCCCTTTGATCGGGGAGTTGTTAACGTAGCACTGCGCTAGTAAGTCGGTCAGCGCCATAAGGTGCTGCACGTACTTCTTATCGATGTCGAACGACATCGCTTCAAACGCATCGCGCTTGTTCTTCTTTTTTCCCATGAATTAATCCTTCAGTTTGTTGATCAGCTCGATCAGTTGCGGGTAGTTAGTTTCGTTGATGACCAGCGCCCTGCCACCGCTTTCCCAGATGCGCTGTATGTTGTGGTCTTGTAGTGCTGTGGTCTTTCCCTTACCAGCCTTGGCTTCTATGCCAACGAAGTACCCATTGATGCAGCACAAGAAATCAGGGACACCGCTGTTACCGTAGCCCGTGCCGATCGGCATGGCGTAGTAGACCCCGGCTGCATCGAGGATCTTGCGTATGTGTTTCTTAACGAGTGCTTCGGGTGTTGATGCCAAGGTGCCTCCAAAAATTAGTCCGGGCGGGATGTAGATTCCGCGTGCCCGGTGTTCGCGGTGGGGAGGTAGCGCAGCACCACAACACTCAACGGAAAGTGCTGCGCCCCAAAACATGTTCGCATCTACAAGGCTTGCATGCGTTGGGCTTTACTAACCTTCATTATGTCAAATGTTTGACTGCTCGTCAAGCTCCGCGATGAGCCTCTTGAGGTACACCGCCATATCGAGACACTCCTCGTACGCGTGCTGCGCCCACTGCCTTTGTGACAACGGGTTGTTGGCTACTGTGGTGCCGTACTTGGCTATCCCGCGCTGCTGTCTACACAAGATGTCTGCGCAAACTTGTTGCTCAATGTCTGGCCTACTCATTTCCAGTCGTCCTTGTTGCGGCTCTCACGAACAAGTTTCATAGCGTCCTTCAGGTCTAGCCGCAGTTGCTGTATAGCGGCGTCTTGTTTCTGCATGTAGATGTAGGCGTCTTTGGCGAAGTTGGCCAAGTTCTCCAGGCTCCAAGCGGCGAAGTTTGGTATGTCACTGTTTTTCATGCCGGTCCTTTTACTCTTGCGGCCCAAACGCACCGTTCAATGCTTCGAGTTCCGCAGCGCTTAGATCATACTCAGAGGGTTTCTTGAAAGTCGGGCAGGGCGCCCAATGGGTGTAGCCAAATTTATTATGTGTATCCAGTATGCCGTACTGTGCCACACCCGCCGCGATGTCTATCAGCTGAACTTTGCTTCCCCGCGGTGTGTCGCCGTCAATAAGACGCCAGTGGTACGCTTTGTCTACCGTGGCCGTACCTGCAGTGTTCAACTTATGCTCGCTCATAGCGTTTCCTGTTTTTCATACACCCCTGTATACCCGCGTTTTTAAGCGCTGCGCATACGATGCCTACAGACACATTTAAGTCCGTAGCTATGGATGTAAGCTTAAACCCTTCAAAACGCATACGCACCGCCTCTGCATCTCTTTTGTCACGAATAGTTTTAGGGCTGCACTGCTTATCGACAGGCAGATGCGCGTTGATCTGGTTGCGTAGCCAGTCGCTCCCACCCAGCCTTAGGAACTGAACATGCTGCTCATCCGTCCAGCGAACGCTGATAGATCGCGGTCTGCCCCCGGTTAAATTTGATTTAGGTCTTGGCATTTTTTACCTCCTGCTTTGCCCTAAGCTTCTGAGCAACCGACATGCGCGGCTCATGCTTCAAAGTATTCACTTCATTGCGTAGTTCTTCGATTTCTTTTTGCATTGAAGCAAAGCTCTCCCTAATTGCCAATGCGAACTCTTCGATGCCTTTTGAAATAGTATCTACATCAGCGCGTGACATGCCGCCTCGCACGACGATTGTTTTTGTGAACAGGCTCACGTCTTCACCTCCTGCTTTGCCAGTTCAGCGGCTGCTCTGACGGTCGAGGCCTCTTCAAGAGTATTGAAGCATCCAAGGCTAATTACTTTTCCATTGCGCTGAATTCTTGCTTGGTAACGCCCTGTAGCCTTGCCCAATATGAGCTTGGCGAAGGCGACTAGATCAGCCTCAAATCCTGCATCTGTGTGATTGAAGTTTGCTGCCTCTTGTTTGATCTGGTTGGGTGTCATTTCTTCACCTCACGTTTCTTGAGCCAAACACCAAACGCATCCCATACTGGGTCATTCGGCTCAGGGTCGTATATGTTGTTCATTCGCCAGTCTGTGTAAAACGCAGGCCCGCAATGCGGGTGATAGTCCACCCAGATGTATCGGTTGCCAACATGCAATCTACCAAATGGGTTTGTGCAGACGATGCCGTTAGGCATCCTTGTGCAGGTCACGATGCGCCTCCTTGCTTGGCTGCTTTTATCCGCAGCCCTTTGAGTTTTACGGTTTTACTTCCGCGCATTCCGTTGACCTGTTTCAAATTCACTTTGTCAAAATCATCTAGCTCTTTGCAATCAACATGCGCACAGCCAAGATCAATTAACAAATCAGCAGCCATACCCGGTTGATCGTGTTGAGCAACTAAAGTAGATGCGGCCATTAGTACCCCTCTTTCCCAATCATCCATGATTGGCACCTCCCCGGCAGTGGGCTTCAATGGCTCGACCCACGGCAGTCATGTAATGACCCATCCCGTCAGCACTTACTTTGCTGAATATGTCGAGAATCTGCTCATCACTCAGCGCTGGCTGTGTGGGTGCAGAAGCGTATAGTTCTGTTCTCCATCTAGCTGAACCATCTGCAATCCGTTGAGCAAGTTTCTTGTCAGTCCGGCCATGCATAAGCAACCCGGCAGAGGTCATCACATCGGTAAGGAACTGCGTTTTCCATAGGTCCGGCTTTTGTGCTGGCTGGGCAGGTTCGCCCAAATACGTTGGCCCATTCAATTCGGCAATGAATTTACGGTTCAATTCCTCAGCCTCTAGTGCCCTCTTTTTCCAGATCGCAACATCTTCTCTTGCGCCGTTGTAGGCGTCAACAGAAGCTGGCTGTTCTTGCTGCGCGTCTGGCTTGCACTTGGCGAGATCATTCGCAATGACCTCCAAATCATCTGCAATTTGAATCCGCATGTAGTTGCCACCCCGCAGGCGTGCCGCATCATCACGGAGATTTGAGATAGCACACTCAATGCCAATGGCTGGCGTCCACTCAGGAATGCCATCACGCTCAGCTATCTCAATCGTCATTCGGCAGGTTTTATCTTTCTTGGTCTCGCATTCGCCCTCACGGCAACCGCATTGCTCTTGCTGCGCGAGTGCTTGCTCAATAGCCTTAATTGCAGCGTCTTCAACAGACCTCCAACTGTTTCCATGACTGGAGCTATGGGGCAATAGCGCATCAAGCGCCTGCTGTAAAAGTTCTTTGGTCATAATGTTCATTCCTCAATAGGGTCGTGGTAGGCTGACCCAGCGCCCGGCGGACGGGCTGTAATACTGGGTAACCACTATGTACTCGGACTGCTTTATCCCTACCACCCAAGCTCTGACGCGCTCAGATGGGTCTGCAACTGATCGTACCTGCCAGCCGTGCCGCTGAGTTATTTGATCGAGTTCTTTGGTCATGGCTTTAACACCTCCACCTTGCATTCGATAACGATTCCACCCATCAATTTAGCCCCGCCAAATTCGTGGCAGTCAGCCGCGATTGCGTAACGAGCACGCTGATCACCAACGCTAAAACCAATGACCGCGCTGAAAATAACAAGGACGAGATCAATCAAAAAATTAGTCTTCATTGCTTTGGCTCCCAGTGGTCGGCAGATTTGCAGTCTGCGCAATCGATAGAACTCTCCGGCTCATATCTGTGTTTGCAGGTCAGACATTTCGGGCAGGCTTCTGCTCCTGTGCAAAGTTCGACGGATGTACAAGCAGATTGCCGCCATGCGCGACTTCGTAGGTCAGCTCCCTGAAGTGTCCGTTAGCACCCACCATTAGGATTTTGGGTTTCTGGCCCTGTGCAATGGCTTGCCAAAACTATCTCTGGTGCTCATTTCTAGTTTCATGTCATTCTCCTGCAAGTGCGCGCCACTGTGACGGGCGGATCGTCGGCTTAGGCGCGTCGGGCAACGGATCTTGCAAGCACCACACCGCAACCCACGTGCTACGTAGTGGCACCCATCGGTCGATATATGCGTCTGGCATGTTGCGCAGGCAAGCGCTCAAGTTCGCGCCGTACGCGTAGTTAAGATGTTTGCCAATCTCACTCAGCGATAGCCCGTCGTCGTGCTTGCGTAGTAGTACACGCACACGTGTACTGATTGGGACTAAGCTCATTTTATGCTGTCCCCACCAAAGAGTATCGCATGGGGATGGACGAATTTTTGGCATGCTCGTCACCATTCAAGATAACAACTTGGCCTGACTTAACTAGTTGTGCCAGACGCCTATTCGCAGTGCTGAGGGACACCTCCATCTTAGCCGCGAGATCTCGCCCGGTAAACGTCTTAGACAGCGTAGCGACCATACCCTTGCTAACTGCGTTCAGATTCCCCGTGTTGCGCTTTGGCTTTTTTGGATACCACCAGTACCCTGGCTGAATAACAGTGTTCACTTGCATTTCGTCACCCTTTCTTTAGTTGT